CGAGCCTTACTGTGATAATCAGTAAATTCATCAATACCATAATTAAGAATCTCTGGTAAATATTCTAATAAATTTGCGTCTGTTGACATCGCCATATCTTATTCTCCTTTGTCTAAGATATGAGAGTGATTTAATCACTCTCATATCTTATTAGATTAACTTGCTGATATGATTTTACAAGCACGAGTTGTATCAACTAGTGCCGCTGTTGCGTGTAAAGATGCAACTATGTCATGTCCTAAGCCAGCGATATTGGCAGCGGATTGAACATCCAGCCCCTTAAACATCGCAATGCCGAAAGCATTCTCTGCCCACACACATCCTGTGTAGTCAGTATTATCGTCATCCACAAGGGCTGATTGCCATATGTTCATACCGAACAAAGATCCAACAGCGCCATTTGCCAATGCTTCGTTAAGAGCATCAGTACCGGCAAAGTCTGCACCTGCCAAGTTTTGAAGAATGTCTTCTACTTGTCCTGGGTGAAGCACAGCGTTAAGTTGACCAGTATGTCTAGCCGCTCTAACTGTTTGTGCCGCTGTGGCGAGCATATCGATAGTCAAGGCTGAGCCTGACGTACCTGCACTCGCTGTCACTGTTGTGAATAATGACGCAACATCTGTATCAAATTTCTCTGATACTGCACGTCCTAGAACTGTTCCAACTGAACCAGCATTCATACCGCCCAAGTCTTTTAGTAAAGCCCTGGCAGCGTATGTTTTAGCGGTTACATCAACTCCACTGTTAGCAATATTAACAATGTCTAACTCACTAATAGTGTTAGTTGTTTCGTTGTATGCTTCTGTTGAAACATCCGAGTTGCTTAGAGCAGTAAACTTTGGAATTTGCGCCGTTACTGAACCGTTTGGTACATTATGTGTGTTCATAATGATACCTGGTAAGTAAAGCGAACTCTCATAACCAGCATAGATGGCATCTTGTCTAGCACTTACGAGCAAGCCTGCTAAATCACCGGCATTGGTTACATCTGTATCTGTTACTGTAGCCATAATTTTATCTCCTTTTATTAGATAATATTAATTTAATTAGCGATTTGCCTTTAATTTGGCATAAATCGCTCTCTGAGACGGGTCAGATAAGTCTAACTTAGAAATATCCGTTTCATCTGCTGATTCCCCTACATTTCCAGTTGAACCCGAACCACTCGGACCCGCTCTTAAGAAATGCGGTGAAGAGTCAAGAAAATTATTCACTAAAGTGTCGATAGTAACTGGTGTTGCTGAATCAGTATCGTACATCACTTCGCCTCCATCGTTGAGAACTTGAACTTCTCCATCGTCTGAAAGTTTAACACGATTTTGTAGCAATTGTGCTACTTGCGCCGGATCTACAGCATTTCTGCTACCTGCCGCTTTTAATATCGCTCCCTCTACTTTCTCTTTATGAAGTTGTTGAGTTAAGTTATTGAATCGTACTTCGAACTTTTCTTTCTGTTCGTTAAGAATTGATTCGAACTCGCCTCTTGCTTTTTGTTCTTCTACTTTAGCATTCTCTTTTTCTTCTTTCAAAGTCTTATACTCTGATAAGTTAATGCCTTCGTATTTCTTATTGACTTTATTAAGTCGTGTTTTTACGATGCCATCAACTTCCTCTTGTGTAAAAGTCTTTGCTATTACCTGAGTTTGAGTTTCAGCAGAAGTCTCAGTTTCTTCTATTTGCTCGCTGGTGCCTACTTGTTGGTCTATGTTAGTCATAGTATCCTCCTTGGGAGTAGTTAATATTAGAGTAAAATCACTCTACTATTAGTATTTATTTAATTTCATTTTGGTCAATATCCTTTGTATTAGAATTGTCAATTTCTTCAACAATTTCATCTAAAATATCACCATTCTTAACGACAATCATTGCTATCTGCTTGTCTAATTCTTGTGTTAGTTTTATGCTTGGGATCCCCATATCACGGACTGTCTGATAATTTGCTAGGTCATTATTTTCATCACGCAAATCAAATTTCTTCTTATATTCAATTCTAAAATCTTCATCTGCCTGAACTCCAGTCCATAACTGGAATAAATTCCATATCTTATATTCTAGTCTTTCTAATGAGTCTGCTTTATCACCTAGTCGTGTGTTTAACATACTAAATTCTGTTTGAAGAGCAACACCTGATTTGGCTACGGTCTTTTGTCCGACTACTGCTTCTAGGTGTGTGGTTTTCATAATCATTGTTTGGTGCTCTTTTAATACTTTTATAATAGCATCAATGTTAGCACTTGAGGGTTGTAATAAGAACGGTTTTAATTCCCCTGGCATCTGCTCATCCATTGTGATTATTGCACCTGCGCCCGCGGATGCGTCCGTTGACGCTGTTTTTACGAGAGATGGATGGGAACTTATGCGTATGGCTTGCTCTGCCTCTGACATCAAGTTAAAGATTGCTTGTTGTATTTTAGCAACATCGGCTAAATCAGACATTCCTATTCCGCGTATATGTGATGGATTTGCCTTTATCATAGCAAATGGAATTTGAGTTATTTTGTTTGATAAATCTTCTAATACTGTTACAGTTCCTTTACCAGTTTTATCATAATTGTATCGAACAACGGAATCCATTGTCCATTCACGTATAGTTAAATTATCATCATCTTCGAATTCTTTTTGCTTTAAGTATGATAATATATAACGACCGTTTATTCTTTCATATTTCCAGTCTAGTATGTTTTCCGGAGAAATCAATTGAGCATATGGTCTGATACCTTGTTCAATCTCTTGTTCTAATGTTATTGCTGTTGGCGATTGTGGTTTGTCTACTAAAATCCAACAGTGTCCGTAAATCATTGACAATGTGTTTGCTTCTTTCATAAAAGCATCAATGTCGGTTCCATCCAAATCAACATCATTAATGAAATCCTTTGTATATGGAAGTTTATTGAGATTACCTAATGTTCTAACTGGAAGACTTCTAAACAAGAATGCTTTATAAGTTTCTATTACTAGTTTACAACTATTCTCTAATGCTGTATAATTTAATCTTGCTGAATATTGGTTACCAGGTTGTTGATCCTCGTTCATATATCGACGAAGCATCTCTAGTCCACTCTTACGATAATCGAATCCACCATTAAATGATGCCCAATAATACCGCCATCTTGGTAGATGTGACGCATAGACTGGATGAACATCGTTTATCGTTTCTTTAGTTAGGTAAGACATATTATATTTCTCCTTTAATACAATCCAAATACTTGTTGTGTTTGTGGTTCAATTTCTCTTGACACAGGAAACATATAGTCAACCCCATATCCTAACGCATCTGGAAAATGTGAGTAATCATTTTTACCACCTTTATCAGGAATAAGCGTATTCTCCTTGTAACTAAATCTTGTTAATGATTTAATCAATTCTCTGCATTTTGGGTCAATAAACAATCTACATTCATCATTACTATTTAGCAGTAAAGAATTGGTAGCATTGACCCTATCACGCACTAATGGTGCTCTTCTTTTATATCTAACATCCCATCCTGCGTTCTGTAATATTGATATATCTGTTCTGCCACCCGCACTGGACCGACGTTGAACGCCAGCGGGATCCGGAAAACAAGTTATATGTTGATGAGGATAACGAATCCTCACTTCTTGTACCATTTCGTCAGTATTACTCGAATATAGGCATATCTCGTCAATTACCCATAGTCCTGTGTCTGTAGGCACTGCTATCAACGTAGCCATTGGACTTACTCCAAAGTCTGTTAGAACATAGATAGACTTTAATTCTTGTTTGTTCTCTTTATATTTCTTTACATTATTCTTTGGTTTAAATGCATAGTACACTAAATTTGTAGATGTTTCGAATGAGGCCAAATACTCTTGAGCAAATGTTTTTTTGTCAAGTCCTTTCTTAGCCGCTTCTATTTCTTCTTCTGACACATTTCCGCCTTCGGCTGTTGTAAACTGCCACGCCCCCCAACTATCGTCTGTGGTCGCCGTTTGGAATAAGTCGTAGAAATAATTGCCTTTACCTTTTGGCGTACCTGTGAACAGTGCTGAGCCTTGTCTGTCTGATAATGTTGGTCTGAGTACTTCAGTCCATACTTCGGGCTTCAAATCAGCCGTCTCATCACATACCAAAAAATCCAGACCAATTCCTCTGAGTGAGTCCGGATTATCGGCACCTCTAAGCATTATAAGACTATTATTCGTCAATAGTATCTCCAATCTTGATTCATTTACTTTCTTTATCCAATTTAAATCTCTTAATTTATTCTTTAATGGTGTCCATACAATATTTCTACACATTTGATAGGTTGGCGAGACGTACATAACTCTCTTGTCTGGATGTCTTGCTACTTTACACAGTTCACGAACAGATAATATTGATTTTCCCCATCTTCTACCGCCTACAATCAGGCGGAATCTTTTTTTTGAATTAGCAACTACCGCTTGATTTTTAGTTAACGGCATTATAAGTCTAAGTCATCATTCCATGGTAATATGTTTCTATCTTCGTCACGCACTGGTTGGTCGCTTTGTCCTAACATCTGCTTCCCAAGCCATATCTGCATAACTGTATTACCTTCTAGTGCATTCTTTAGTTGTGCCTTCCTTAAACTTTGCTTTGTCGCTCCTCTCCCTTTTAATAGATTATCGCTAAAGTTGTACTTTAATGTGTTCGCATCTATTCCAAACCATTCTGCTATCTCTTTATCAGTGCACCATAGTTTCGCTAATTTCTCTACTTCCTTTGGTACTACTACTTTTTTGTCACGTCCTACTACTATTCCTTCTTTAGTTACTGTACCTTTCTTATCTTTTTTACTTCCCCTCATTGTTTTCTCCCTTTTATGCCCTCTGGTGTGAGGTTAATGTTACATAAAGTAATTTGCTATTGCTGAACCAACCACCAAGAGCATAATAGCCCATAGTCTTGAGTCAATCTTTTCTACTTTCTTGTCTAACTTTTCAATCTGTCCATCTAAATGTTTCTGGTTCGTTTTAATCTCTGTTAAATCATTTTTCATAACCATAATATCTGCTGTATTTTGCGCCACATCTAATTGTGTTGCATTTGCTTCCATCAGGGTTACCTTTGTTTTCTTTTTAGTTTTAGCATTCATTAGTGTAAGGGGACCCATGAACCATCAGCATATGCTTGAACCTCATGATCTTCTGAATTGTAGATAATTGTTCCATCTGATACAGACAACGCATCACGCTCTGTTGTGTCGTAAGAAGCAAGTTGGAATGGTGATTTGACTTCAACTTTATCAGAAGACGCTAGTAATACTTCTTGGTTGTCTAGGTTACCCAATGGCCAATTGTTAATAGCGGGCCCTGTTTTGTTGTAAGTCTTAAATACTATCTCACCAGTGAACTCATCTAGATAAGAATTCTTAATCAGTCCTTCATCATCATCAGTGTATGTTGAATATCCCGTCGCATCACAATCCTGCCATCCGTAAGTAGGTGTAGGATGCTTCTCTTTCAACTCAAATGTGTCTGTTGCTGTATTAGATACCTTAAATAATCTATCGTTTAATTCTGTTGTTCCGTTTACTTGTGATATGCGAATAATATCATCGTTGGATAATCCATGACCAGTGCTTGTTATTTGACAAGGGTCTGTTAATGCGACGCCCTCTACTGTTTTTCTATCTGAACCACCATATGTTGAGTTTCTTGTCTGTCCTATTACCTCCGCAACAGGATGTTCTCCTAATTCATCTGCTACATCAAACGCAAATTGTGATTCCAATTCATAGCCTGCATTGCCCGATAAGTCCATATCATATTGATGAGTCAAAGTCATAATACCAGGATTGTCATCTCTATTATCAGCATCACGGAGCAAATATGCTGTTGTTACATTGTATGATTGGCCTGTTATTGCTGGTGAGTTACCACCCAAAGCGGCTGGTATAACTGCTAATGGAAGATGACAAAATTCATTGTAAGTCTCCATGAATGGCCAATATTGTGTTTCGTTGTTTTCAGCAGGAGTGTCAAAGTTGGTTACGATTGTGCCCGATGTTCTAACCGATAAATCATTTGCTGTTACTTCACTGAAATTTAACGTATCCTCGCCTTCAACAGCCGAGATTGCTTCAGCATCAGTATAAATTGTGTCTGTATCAGTATAGTTGTCTGCATGAATTGTATTACCAGTTACTGTCCAGTCAATATGTTCATTAGCAACGAAACCCGACAATGTGTCGTGATTAAGAGCCGCAATTGAATTAGTCAATGTTGTATCGCCTGAATCCATTAAATTTTTAATTTCAACTAATGTATCCCATGCCGCGTCTGCACCTGATGTTAATACTGCCACTTTAGCAGTTGCGTCTGCAGCCGCTGTTGCGATTGCGTCTGTTTCGGCTGTATCTGCGTATGTTTGGTATGCAGATGTAATTGCTGTTTCTCTTGTATCAGTATATGATTTTGCGTCTGCTTCGGCTGTATCTGCATAAGCATTTGCCGCGGTTGCACGAACTACATCTTTTAATTCTGCTCTAGCATCTGCTCTAGCATCTGTATAATATAAATTAGTTGAACCTTCGGATAAGTCATCCGTGTCGTTATTGGTAAGATTATCTTCCGTAGCGGCGATAGTTAAATTTCCTGCATCGTCATCTGTTAATGTGACGTTTGCACCTGCTGTAAGTGAGTTAAGAACGTGTTGTCCACCTGCACTTGTGTTAATAAGGGAAATTCCACTACCAGAAGTAGTGACAGTTGTGTCTGCGGCTGCCGATGCTATTTCAATAGTGTATACCGTATCATCTACTGATACGTTAACATTGTAAACAGGGTCATCTACAGTAATAGAATGTATTGTGTCGCTTATGGTTAATTGTGTCAACGTGTCACCTCAGGAGTAATATCAGCCACGCCTTCGACTAATCTAACAACGACTCCTGATTCTTTTACCCATTCTATATCGTATACAGAACTACCAGATGTCATTCCTGCTGTTACGGTGGAAGTCAATGTCCAAGTTACGACCCCACTTGCTCCCGCTGTTGTGTTGTCGAATTCAAATGATGCTTGAATATCAGTTGAACTGTGTCTTTTGCGAACTTGCCCCCGAAAATCATCGGCAGCAACATTTATTGGTACATCAGAATCATCGGTTAGTGTTAATGTTTTAGAAAATGTGGAACCTTGGTGAATTTCGATATCGTGAATTGCCATAGAATTTTGTCTCCAGAGAATTGTTTCGTACGTATATCTATTTATACACTTATCAAATAATGAAATATGACAACAGAATTCTAAAACAATTCATCAAAGTTATTGTCTGGTCTTGTATGTTCATACCAACCTTCTATTCTTTTTGTTGCTATTTCTATATAATCTGGGTCTAACTCGCAACCTGTGTATTCATAACCTAATTCAACACACGCCATTCCTGTACTTCCACTTCCACTAAACGGATCCAACACCTTACCACCTGCTGGTGTTACGAGTTTAACGAGATACTTCATTAACTCTACAGGTTTAACTGTTGGATGATTATTGCCTAATGATTTAGTTGAGTCTGTTAATAGATTACCATCACCAAATGCTTCACCTCTTGGTCGTTTATTTGCTTGTAATTCTTGGTGTTTTGTCGCAAATCTTTTGCCATTATCATATCCGCCCTTTACATCACCAAATGGTGTTGGAATATGGTCAAGGTTTTTCTTCTCCTTGAACTTTTCATCTCTCTTTCTTAATATCTGAACACTACTTGAATCGTCTGTTTTATCTCTACTGAATGTTTCAATATGGTCAAGGTTTTTCTTACCATCATAGACAGACAACTCACCACGCTTACCCTTTTCGCCAATGAACGCATCACCTTTATGTTTTCTTTTCTTTGTTGGAATATGGTCAAGGTTTTCATTGTCTTTCTCAAAGCCTATGTGTCTTTCTTTACGACTGACTTTAGGACAATAGAAGAACTTGGATGCTCCACTTAATCCATCTGATATGCCGTTACTCTCACCAGCATTCTTATGCCAAGCAAGTGAATGACCAGAACCAGTCATACCTGTTTTAGTTCGTTTACTACTTGAAACATTACCAGATTTAGGTGCTTGTTCATCTAACATTTGTCCTGCTTCTTCGTCCATAATAACATTTGCTGGATAACGACCTTGTTCATTTACTATTATTTTGTTTGACCCACCAAACTTTTCTACCTCTGGATTTAGAGTCTCTTTGTCATAACTGCCATCCCAATATCCTTTGTGTTTTAATATGTGGGCGTCTTTCTCATAAGGAATTCTACTCTCATCAATGTTCATAGCACCTACACCGTGTTCTAATACATTATCAATACAAGAACCATTAAATGGTTTTCTTGCCATAACGATGGGTTCATGTGCTGGTTTTAACGGTGCTTGTTCATCTAATATTTGACCTGCTTCTTCGTCCATAATAACATTAGATGGATAACGACCTTGTTCATCATAACGCTGTGTTTCTGTTCCGAGTAATCCATCTGCTCCAAAGTTACCAGTCGCAGATTTATTCTTAATATTATGTCTTGTTGGACCCATAGCCATTTCTTTGTCGCTAACAGTGTCTACTCTACTCTCATCAATGTTCATAGCACCTACACCGTGTTCTAATACATTATCTACGCAAGAACCCTTGAATGGTTTTCTTGCCATAACGATGGGTTCATGTGCTGGTTTTAGTGCTGTCTTCCAACCTGCCCATTGTTGTGCTTCTTCGGTCTGGTATTTGTATTTCTGTCCACAATCTTCTTCTTTGCATTCATATTCTGCTTTAGAATCCTTGTTACATTTAATACATCTACGACCCCCAATTGGTCCCTTTTCGGTGAAAGAAATGTTAAGTCCACCTGCCGAGCCATAATTAGGGTCTTTCTTTCCTGCTCTCTTGTCTATTGCTTTACCGATATCTTGTGCTTTAGGGAATCCACTGCCATACAACCACATCAACTGGTCTCTTATCTCAAATCCTGCTGACTCTATGTTCGTTGCTAGATGATGATATGTTCTTGCGGCACTGAATGCTAGAATATGACCACCTGGTTTTAATACTCGATAGCATTCATTCCAAGTCTCAATAGCACCTGTGTTCTTGTCCCAGTCTTTACCGAGAAATTCTATTCCATACGGCGGATCTGTTACGATGCTGTCGAAGTGATTGTCTGGGTATTGCTTGAGTGTTTCGGCGTTGTCGCCTAACTTGAGTTCGTAATTCATATTATTTACCGTTTGCTTTATCTATAGCACGATATATCATTGTTGGATGACAATCGTATTTCTTTGCAAGAATGTTAATTATTCTAGGTATTTTATTAGACTTCATATCATTGTACTCGTTTCGTACTTGTTCTTCTATTCCTTCAAATTTACCTCCAGTACCTAGTCTGTCATATCTTTTATAATTAACTTCAGTATGTGTCATTGACACGATATGGTCTGGATTACAGCATAATTTGTTGTTGCACGAATTTCCTATGCGTGTGTAGAAGTTGATATCGTCAAATAGATTCATTTCAATAGCCATTATTCGTTGTGGAGTTTTCATATTACCACCGTGGCGCATCAATCCATATCCTTGAACGTGTTTTGCTCTTGTCCAATTCCAACATCCTGTCTCTTCGTCTTTGTCACATCTTTCTTCTATTGCTTTAACATAATTTTTTATGGTCATCTAATATCTCCTGTAAATACCCAGTGTTGTAAGTCGGTCTCAAATGCATCTGTCACATCTTTAATGATGAGTTTTTTTGTTATTGCCCCTGCTTTATCATAAAATCCGAATGACTCATCAATTGTCTCTGTATTCAGATTGTGTTGTTTGATAATACAGTGCAATGAATGTAAGATATCCTTAGATTCAACATCGAATGTGAAGAAGTGGTCTAATTGATTTGGCTGTGACTTTAACTTCACAACGATTGTTGGTGAATGCTCGTCCTTAATTATTTGTACTTTCATTTTAAGTGCTTCCAGTGAACTCTAGTATTGATACGAGACACTTGGGGTTGACTGATGCCATACATTTCAGCAATCTCCCACTGTCTCAGTGACGTATTGCATAGTTCTCTAATCTCTTTACATTCCTCTTCTGTTATGGTTGAAGTCTGTCGCCGTCTTGACGTCATATCTGCCATGTTGTCCTGTTGAGTTCCAACAGATAAGTGTTTAGCATTACTACAGATAGGTCTATCGCAACTGTGATTAACTTGTTTATCTTTTATATCTATTCCCTCTAATATGAGGGCGAGACGATGTGTATAGAATAATCGTCCGTTGTATCGTGTGATTCCATACCCGTGACCATTGGTGGCAGCAGACCAATCTAAACAATCGCCGTTTGGAATTAATTTGTCAAAGAAATCTTGTTTTGTGAATATTTTTTTCATTTTAAGTCTCCCAGGTTTGTCTTAATGTGGGACAATTCTTTTTCTGTTCAATGCAGGTTACTACGCGGCGAGTATATAAGGCAAGTTCGTCTGCTCGTACCTCTTCTTTACGTTTTTTTTCAGCGGCTCTGTCGTCTCTGCGTTTCTGGAGTGCTTCTGCTATTCTTCTTTGTTTTATTTTTTCAATATCTATCATACTATTTCTCCTTATATTATAGGGGGCATTATTCATTCTTAATACTATTATTTTGATTCTCTCATTTGCTTCTGGTACTCAAAAGAAAAGTTATGGGTCAATGAATCTTCTAATGCCTCCAGTCTTTCTATTAATTCTGTGTTACGAATCCCTTTGGCTAATTCCTTTATTCTCTTAAATCCTATCTCGTCAAATTGTTTCATTTCATACTCCGTTTTGTTGTTTTAAGGTTTATTTCTCTATTTCTTAATACTATTATATCATATTTATCATTAGTTGTCAAGTTTTTAAGCACTTATTTTCACTTTATTTTGTGAAATACTTGTGGGTCTTCATTATAGAAATATTTTGTTGATTCATATCCGTGGTCTCTCATAGTCTGACTGAAAAGTCTATTCATCTTCTTGGTTGAAATCATCATATTAAAGAACAGTTCATTTGTGGTATCTACTGGATATTCATTGAAATGACCAATAGCGTGACCATTAAATCCGTTACGAACTACAAGAAATCTAGGACTACAAGAAAGAATTTCTTTTAAGTGTTGTATTGGATCTTCAATATGCTCAAAGTACTCAAATGCTACAATTAAATCAATCCGAGTGTCTACTTCTTTAATATCTGTCACTATTTCAATACCAATGTTTTTAGCGTGATTCCATTGCCACGTGTTCTTTAAGTTTGTTCCTACAACTCTTTTAGCGTCAATAACTTTACTCAAAGCATCGGTTGTGAACCCTGGACCACATCCTAGGTCTACAATTGTATCTATATCGTTGAATATGTCTATTTTTGATAGTTTTTTGATGTACACCCTTGAATACATTGCCCAACACATGAATACATCAATGAAATAATTTTCGTGTGAATAGACGCTGTAATCGGGATTTGGAAGTGACTCGTACCATTGTTTTTCTAATATCTTAACTCTATTCGTGTCTTTACATGGTATTTTATTTTTTGGTCTTAATTCTTTATGGAAGTCTTCCATATCATTCAATAATTCAAGTCTAGTGGTTTCGTTTAAGTCTACGCCACTATTATCAATCATCTTTAAGAAATGTTCTTTGCGTGATTGTTTATTGTATGTCATCTAATATCTCCTGTAAATACCCAGTGTTGTAAGTCGGTCTCAAATGCATCTGTCACATCTTTAATGATGATTTTTCTTATTGTTGCTCCTGCTGTTGGGTTGTGTCCGACTGTTTTATCTATTGTTTCTGTATTCAAATTGTGTTGACCGATAATACTTTCTAATGAATGTATTTTGTCGTGATCTAATTGATTTGGTGGTGATGTGAACTCTACAACGATTGTTGGTGAAAACTCGTCTTTGTTTATTTTTACCTTCATTGAATACTCCTTGTTGTCTAATTTTTAAGCACTTATTTTCACTTTATTTTATGAATTAGTCGTTTTTTGTACACTTTACCATTCTTTTCTGCCGAATATATGCGTTTTAACTCATTTTTACTGATAAAGCACTGGAATGTGTTAAGTACGACCCATTTTGCGTTATGAATACCGTTTAATATGTAAATATCCTTCAATTTGACTTTAATTTTCTTCATAAGACAAGCGTTTTATCGATTATTTTTCGATTATTTTATGTATTCTCCTTGGATTATGGGGGGCATTTCTGCCCCCTGTTGTTTTATGCTATATTGTACTTTTTCTTCATTTCATTACTATATCGGTCCACATTTTCAGGTAGATTTTCATCCAGTGGTGGTACTGATTTTAATGCGTATAGGTTGTCTGCATCGTATAGGTTGTCTACACCTTCTAGCGTGTACTCTTCATCCGTTAGGTTTCTTATATCACCGTTGTCGTTGGTGTATAGGTCTACTGAGGCTACTTCGTTGTACGTCACCAGTTTTCTTAGGTCTTTCATTTTTAGTTGTTTCATTATATCTCCTTATATATGGGTAGGGAATCATTTCTCTATCCATACTACTATTATACTCTACTATTTATCATAAGTCAAGCGTTTTATCGATTATTTTTATATTCTTTTATGATTTCATCCATTTTCTTTCTTGCTTCTCTTTCTTTTATGATTTCATCCATTTTCTTTCTTGCTTCTCTTTCTTTTATATGCTTTATCTCGGCATTGGTGGCTGGTCGTGTTTTTGGTTCTAAGAAATATTTACCATCATCGTAAATAATAACATATACTGTACCATTGATTATTCTACATCCTATCATTAATATCCTCTTCGCTTAAATTCGTTCGTATATCTAAATCGTTCTTGCGCCGAATATATGGTGTGAGTATCACTTGTTTTTTGAGTTAATAATATGTACTCTCTCCAATTACCAAATTGAAGCAGAATCGAATGTTCTTCATTAGTTTCTTTCAGAAACATACAATAGAAACTTGGTATCATACCCTCGCTCTTGCACTGCTTCTTATAGAAGGATGATATGACGGGTTTAATATCAAATCCAACTTTATTCGTTAAATGAAAGTCTTCTCTGTACGCCACCATTTGCTTAAATATGTCTAAATCAACTTTTGTTCTTATTGACCTCTTGGTTTGACTGGGTTTTCTTCCAACTGTTATCTGAGATTGAAGATTTAACCACCCATCCGTATTTTCTGTTTCCAGTCGTAATGATACAGTGAAATCTGTTGCGTTTGGCTTTTTCTCTCTGTTTTGACGTAATCTGTTCGCTTCATTATCAAATACGTCAATTTGATAAGCCAGTACTTCGTCTTGTTCTAGTAAATCTGCTTTTTTCATACTTTATCTCCTTAATTGTATAGTTCTTAATATTATACTTTAATATTTATCAATTATAGCATAATCAGAGATAGAAGTCAAGCGTTTTCGGCTATAAATGTGATTTAGGTGTGCGAATACTAGTAATAGTAATAGTAAGTAGTAAAAAGTAACTAGTATTAGTGACATAGTGAAATGTGCTACGCACATTTGCTTGAGGGAATTGCGATGCAATTCCTAAGAGCAATTGTTTTGGTTTCTGTGGGGATAATCCGAAAGAATTGTAGGATGGCGAACCCTCTAAGAAGATAATATATAAAACAACGACGTTGTTTTTATGATGTGAGTATGAAACACATCGTCTGACGCCACCATCCTATCAATTCTAAGTACAATTATAACATATCTACTCGGGAATGTCAAATGGCATTGACATATTAGTAGGCTACACAATATTTATTGTACTACAGTATTTATGCTCTCGAAATATATCCTACTGCGTCCATTTCTTTTGCTATCTTTTTAATGTTTTCTTTTTGGTAGACATAAATCTCCCAGCAATTTTTTCTAGGACAGATGTCACCATCTACATTTATTTTATTAAGGTCATTCGAATCTATAAGTATCAAGCCAGTTGTTTTTCTTGGCATACAATTTTTATTAGAAACACGATGGTCTCTTATTTGCATCATTCTTTTTGGACTGAGAATGTTATACTTCATTATTTTGTTCCATGGTTCTAATCATTTTTAACTCTGTAGATGAAGTGTAAATGGTCCACCAGGAATATTATCAAGGCTAGAATCAGTGAACAGAATCAATCCTTTCGTTTTTCTAGGCATACAATGTCGTCTGGTAGCCCTAGCATCTTTAATTTTCATAAATTTTTTAATATCGATAATTTTATACAATTGGTTCCCCGGCATTGTTAGTTCTCTCTATTATAACTCATTCTGTTGCTAAAGTCAAGTGTAGTTAATTACGGATTTGTAGCGTAATCTATCGCAATATGTGGACCAACACCAATAGCATCACCAAGACGTAAGATAGCACCCCACGGAGTCCAAACTGCAAATCCGAATTCTCTAGTATCACTTCCATAAAGAGAGCCGTCAATATCATAGGTTGCTACCACACTACCTTTATAATTTGATGCATTAAATACATCACTATAGGTGTCTAGACCAGCAACAGAAGAATAGTTGCCGCTTGCCCAAGGGGCGTCATTGGTAGTAGGAATATTTCCAGTCCATTCTAAATAACCATTAACATTTCTGGAACTCCAAACATTATAATAGTCATCATACGCTTCCCAGTGTAACTCGCCGTGTGTGGTCAAATTCCAGTAATCAGTTGAAGTTGTGCCAAAACTACCTGTTAATGCAAAGTTTGGTCTAACAATTAAATAATCAAGACCTTTGGTGCTTGGTTGAGTGTTCAATGTAATTGTGCTAGAATTTGTTAAATTGTCAATTCTTGTAGTAACGATATTTTGTCGGATGTTATTTATTGTTCCCGTGCAATCACTAAACCACATCTGCAAACCCATTTGATGTTTATAAGTAAGTTGACCATTAGCAATTTGTGATTCTGTGCCTGTAAAAGTTTTACGATGTAATGTAAAGTTGACAGTGTTTGTAACATCGTGTGCTAAAATATTTGCATTCGCATCGCTGAATCCAGTTACATATACGCCATTGTCTAGTAATGTGTGTAAATCTGCTTTTGTTTGCCACCCTGTATCAGTTAGGTTTAAACTGATACCTGAAATTGCAAGTAATGTTCCACCTGAGAAAACAACTTTATATTGTGATGCACCGCCATCTTCAAAACCATCTGTCACTGTGATTGGTCTGTCATATGTGAGACCTTTATTCAACGTCATACGTTTTGGTGTTAATGTCACATTTGCAGTTCCGTTGAGTATATTTGTATCTGATTGTGTTGTATCAATACCACTAATAAAATCATCCGCAACATAATATTGGATATTACTGTTTGCTGTTCCGTATGTAAATTCTTCTGTTCCTGTTGCCGCAACTGTTCCAATGTTAACAGTTGTTGCTTGAACTGAATCAGAAGAACCATTAACGAAACGTGTTTGAGAATAAATTATATCTACATCTGTTTCATAATCTCCAGTAGGAGAGAATTGTAATGCTTGTATCGCCGCATTGACATTTGTTTTCGTATCAGTAGCAAGTGTAATTGTATGACTACCTGCACTAACGAATTCACCAGCACCGCTATCACTAAGTGTTATTGTAACTGAATACGTGACATTTGATGTAACATTTTCTGCTTCATCTAAGATACCAATGTCACGTCCGCTAAAGATAGATGTTACTGTGTCTTCTGTGTATGTCATACCTGTAACTGATGAGTAATATTCGTCTACAGGTGTTCCACCTTCAAAACCAGCAAAAACAGAAGAAGAAGAACCATCTAATATTGGTAAACTATCATCGTTTCGTAATAAATCAACATAAATGTAAAATCTATCATCTCCACTTGGTGCATCAGTCCAATCCACATCAGGTGTCATTCTTAGATTTTCTAATGCTGTGTTTACGTCTGCTTTCGTTCCATCAATGACTAAAGGTGTTCCTGATTTGCCATCACCTGTAACTGTTGCTGAACCTGAACTGGTTGTTGACCAAGTTGCTGTTGTTAAATTTTGGTCTGCTGAGCCATCCCAATAGAATGCTTGAATTGTTGCTGTGTAATCTGTGCCAAATAATGCACAAGTACTGTTGACACCTGCTCCATCAACAATACGAACACCACAATCAAAGTCTTTAGGAGTGTCTTCATTCCAAGTTGTCCATCCACCAAATGTGTATGAGTAATCTGTTGCGTCACCCGTATTAAATTCTGTTCTTGTAGATGGTGATTGGTCAGTGAATGTTGCTGATGGTGACGAATTTCTAATTAACTTATAATTGATGTATGGTCCCGTGTCTTCAGCACAGTCTGGAATAAATTTCATATCAGCCAAGGCATTATTTACATCTATCTTTGTTCCTGTTAATACTAATTTTGTTGAGTTACCTTGTCCATTACCACTTGGTGTAATTGAACCTAATGTATTTGAAGTCAGAGTTCCGTCTGTGTATGCTGTAGTTTTCGCCGCATCTTCGAACATCGCACATTCTACTGTGTATGTTGAACCGTATGCTGGGAGTAACTGATCATCTGCCGCTGTATCTGTAATTGCTAATCCGCTGTCGAATGTAACTTCATTGTCAACATACCAATCAACGCCTGTTAATTGAGTTATTGAATATTCTCCAACTGCTGTTGCTGTCATTATTAAACTACCAGTGCTTTGTGTTTCGTGTGTTAAATCACCGCTTGTTCTGTCTACTGTGAACGTGATTGTTTCTCCAATATCATCATCGGCGGCAGGAGCATAATATAATTTCTGAAATCCTGTGTTAACTTCGTCTCTGGTTCCTGACATTGTAAATGTAGTTGAATTGCTTGAAATCGTTGATGGAACATTACCGTGTCTCCAAATCGGTGCAATGCCCGTATTAGCGGCGTGTGTAAATACTACAGTAAAGTTTTCATTTCCTGCATGAATAATCTGAGGATATGTTCCATTACTAAAGTCATATACTGTATCTTCTGTGTATGTGTGGGATGTGGTTGGATTATTTATTTCGTCAACTCCTATACCCGTAACTGTTACTGTCTGTTGTGTGCTTGAATATGTTGCGCCACTACTCGATGATGAGTATGTTAAATCAACAGTCATATCGAAACTAGTGTTAAAGTCTTCCACATATTCGAACACTAAGTTACGCAAAGCCGTAACTAAAGTTGAGTCAGATGAAGCGATGATTTCTAATACACCCGTTCCTGCTGTATATGATTGTGAAGTAACACTTGTTCCTGTAGTAAAATCACTTACACCCCCACGACCTACTGAATCTAATGTAATTTCTGCCTTAAACGTGTCAGCATCTGGTTGAACATTTGATGTTGTTATATCAAAGTCCCAGTTTGCTAATGAATCTTCTGTAAATGATTGACTTGGAATAGTAGAAACACCAACTATCGCATCACTGAAGTAACAAGTTTTAGTTACAGTTGAACCAACTACACCATTTGTAATTGTGAAGAACATATCGAATGCTAATTCATTGTCAGTGCCACTTGCTCCTCTATAGAATCTAACATTGTCGAGATATGCTTGAACTTCTGCTTTTGTTCCTGTGAAGTCAAGTCTTCTGTCTGTGGTATTTACTGTTTCTGGTAAACTACCACCAATATATGAACCCGAAGTCATAAAGGCACCATAAGCAGTGCTAGTGTTAATAGTTGACGTGCCATAATCTCTAAATTGACAATTAATTTTAAGGTTGTCTGTGTCACTAAGTTGTGAAATTGTTCCAATGCCAATTAATCCGCCCACAAAATGACCGTGCGCCGCAGATGATAAATCTTCAGTTACGGGTTCAGTTGACCAGAATGGTCTTTGAACACCGTATGTTGGTTCATCTGGCTCAAATGTGATAGTTTCACTTGACAACTGTCCTGTTGAATCTGACAATACAACATCAAAAGTTGTATCACCTATTGTCGGTGGATTTTCAGTTGAACCATATCCACCGGATGTTACGTTTGTCTTAACTGTTGTTGGCTCCCAACCTTGTGTATTAGTAGCAATGTCTTTAGTACGTGACTCAGGCTTATCTGCTGGATAGAATTTTAAGTCAAACAATATAGCATCAACTTCTGCTTCTGTACCAGTTACTGTCCAAACTTTATTTGATTTATTAAAGGTAGACACAGCGTTACCGCTGACTGGTGTTGATATATGTCCTGTGTCATCGAAATTCCCAGCATCATAAGTGATAGTTACTGTTACATCACCCGTTGTTGTATAATTTGTATCTAATTCTGTTGCGAGATATCCAAATGATACTGCTTCAAATGGTGTATATGGTGTATTGATTCCTAATGCCATGTTCTATTCCTATATTGTGTTTGTCCAGACTTTATCGTATTTATCTGGGTCGAATTTACTCGCTACCACAGTGTACATACCGTCAGCAGACTCTTCAATTGCAGTAACTCTATAATTCGCCGCATCTAAGTCATCATCGCCGACATATGAATTCCATACTGCCCCTGCATCAAATGTTCCACTTATTGTTGCGGTAGTACCCGATGCTGTACCGTATTGTACTACTCCGAAAGTATCCATAATGGCGATTGGTCCTGTTGTCGCGGCTCTATCTAATGTTACTGTTCCGCCATCGTCAGATACAACTCGACCACCTTTGTCTGATGATGCTGGTCGATATTCATCTGCTATACTAATTAAGTCACCCGGTATAAGATCATAATGATCCCAGCCTGCCATATAAGAGACTGTATCAGCATTACTTTGATTTGTTTCGAAGTACCAAGCACCAGTCCATTTCGCTTGTTGTTCGTCTGCACATCCGAATGTCTCCAATTCTTGTTCTCTTTCGTTGTATTTGTCTATACTGTCATCGTCTTTAAATTCTACTGTTTCTAATTTGTGATAATTGTCTGGATTATTCCATCTTACGTTGACTACATTGAAGATGTTCTCCATCGTACCACCCGCATAAATCATACTGAGAGCATTTGACTGGTTAATTATCTTTTTAACTACTGGATAATTTGTATAGTCTCCGCCTGTCCACGAATGATTATTGAAATCACTTATTAATCTAGGATTACCGTTAATGAATGCTAACTTACTGTGCATATTAGTTGCTATCTTTTGTAATACTTCAATCTTTGATTCAGCACCATATATTACGCCATTAAATGTTGACGCTGGAATCGTTGAACCCGATGGTACATGTGAGCACCATTGAGCGGCTCTATAGATTTCTGAATAAAGTACTTCTTTTTGGTCGTCATCCATAATGATATCTGCCCCAAGACCATACGTTTCATTCTGCAAATAATCCCAGAATACCCAAGCAGTGTTGTTAGTCCAAGTTTTTGTTGCACTAACGTAGTCACTATTAATCCATGATGATAGAGAAATACCATTTTCTGATGGTGCTTCCATATCATCACGTCCACCTATAATAAACGCAACTTCTTCTAAATTAATTTCTTTTTCATCTTGTATTGGTGGTTGATATATTAATTCTGCCCAAGATATGTTGGGGTCAACTAATGTGTTATTGAATGTTTTTACGTATCGTTCTGGCGGATGATGTAAGCGAGATAAATTTGTTTGTTTTGTAGGAAGGTCGAACACATTACAGTAATGTTGTGTTGATTTAGAACTGACAGTTCCTATAATATTTAAATCTAATTCTTGTGTTCCTGATGTTGTGGATAATATCGAGTATTCGATTCCTGAGTCAAGACAAGTCTGTAATACAGATGCTGTAGCGGCTAATATCAGTGTATCAGTGCCTGCTCCACTTACACTAACACCACTTGAAGTTACAGTGTCTAATGTGCCAGTACCCGTTGGTACTTTAATTGTTAATGTGTTAACTTCAGATGTATTTGTGTTTGCAACAAAGAAAGATAATGTAATGTCTTGTGGATTTAATAAACTATCATAATTTGCTCTTTGACAAGTTACAGTTGGTATAGGATCTACTACTGGTACTGTTATAGTACCAGTTGTTCCAGGACTACCTGCCGTCCCAGCGTCACCCACAAGACCATCATCGCCTTCCTCGCCGCTACTCCCAGGTTCAATGTTCTTTAATACAATTAACGGTACAGGATACGAGAATACTCCATACTCACCCCCCGTAAGACCTTTTGCAATTCTTTTCTCGTCTAACTCATAGTCTTCTGCTGTTAAATCAGACTTAAAGTTATTCAAGTCACTTGCATTACCTAATCTTCTACCCCATCGCCAATTATGGTCAGGTTTATCTTGATAGAATGGCTTAGCAGTGGTGACACCAGCAATATAATGTTGCTGATACGCATTGATTGGATGCTCAACCTTAACAGCATTCAAATAACAATTAGTTGATATAGTGTAGTTGTCGGTTACAGTAGTGTCATCAAGTGTGGTGTCGTAACTAGTGTCTCTGTTTTCAATCCAAGAATATACTTTTATTGTACTGTCACCCTTAACGCTGTCGATAATTTGGTCAGGATACATCTTAAGATAATCAGACAATTCATAATTGTTCCATGGGAATTTTTCAACAGTTGATGAATCACAATCTGCATTGACTCCATCTACGAATGGTCCAATCTTCTGTGTGCCTTTGTTCGGCCCAGTTAATAGGGCTCCAGAACCAGCATTCATTTCACTTAAAAGAAATGGTTCAGAATGAGTATAACGTCCAAGTTTTAACTCTGATATCTGATATGAAGTTTCGTGTAGTACGAATTCTCTATCACATAATTCAGTAGTTATAACAATATGAACTGTTACATTACCTGTTGTTTTTGTTTTTGTTGTTGCACTCTGATAGTCGTCTGATACTTCTATTTCAGGATCAGATAAACATTCTAAATCACCACTGTCGTCATCCCAAGTGACATCACGTCCATCAATGGCATTTGATATAAAAGGTTCTCTTATCGTGTTACATATTTTAATCTCATGGTGTAAATCAGCGTGAGGATTAGGATTAGTTTTTGTTTCAGTTTTAGTACTAAACTCTTGATATATGCCATCCGGAAATGTCATATCAACACTTATTGCGTCTATTTTCTCGTCAACATCAGCAAATGATAGATTACATTTGAATTCAGGCGTCGCTTGGTCTTTATTTCTTAATGGAGCACCATCACTTGTAACGGTTGCTGCCAATTCTGGTGGTGCTGTAATTGTTGTAGTTTCGACTACATCACTTACTTCTACATATGCTCCATTAGTATAAACAACTTTAACGTGTGTTGGTGGTGGATTCCATTGAGTATAGTACACAGCATCTACTTGATCTCCAACACCACCTGTACCACCATCCCCAGCATCTCCCCCTGTACCGCCAGTTCCACCAGTTCCACCAGTTCCGCCAGTAGATGATGCATCCGCATCTCGCATCATATCACTAAATGGTTTTGATTCCCATTGACCGTTATCTGAATTCCAATAAATAATAGAGTCGGTGCCTTTGTCTGTTGCTTGTACATCTGATAAGTCGTTTAGGTACGTCTTGTCTTCTTCTTTCTCTATAGGAACATCTAATGCACCCGTGTCTGGATTTGTAATAATAGGTTCGACATCAGTTATTTCAAATGACTGATATGTTGCAGTTGTGCCATCGCCTTTTGTTAATTCTAATTTAATGTCTCCGAATTTTGCTTTATCGTCTACAGGGTCAACTACTTGTATTCCTTTAACAACAAGTGCTTTAGCAAGTTGAGGATTATCTAATTTTGGTGTAATATGAATATTGCTATCAGTGATAACAGTACCCGATGCTTGATAAGAAAGACCAACAATTGGACCCTCTGATATCGGAAATCTAACTGTCTGTCTTGTTTTTTCTGAATCAATAGTACTTGGAGTTTGGCCTTTATTAAACTGTGTACCAGTCATACCGAAATGACCATATACAATCGGAATAATTCCTGCGTCAAAGTCTTGATCACCCATTTCTATACCATTGGCAGTAATAGGTTTCTCATTTTTAACATTAACGGCGGCAGAATAAGTTGAGACTTGAGTGACAGCGCCCTTGGCATCAATATTGTGGTGTACTTTATTTGATAATTTAGATACAGATAATACAGTTTTCTGCACCTTTTCTGGGGCATCCAATAGAGTCCAGTTGTTATTAGAGTCTAAGTCAATTGTTCCATTGAATTTTGTTTTTATACCGTAATCTTTTGCCATAATTATATATCCAATTTTCTTGAACTTGGTCTGTTAAGTTTTTCTGTACTACGATTGGGTGTTAAAGTGAAAACGATTTCAGTTGCACTTAACATATTAACTTTTTTAATATAATATATCTGTGGTTGAACTGCATTCACTGAATTTTCAAATAATCGTCTACGTTTAACTATAACACCACGATATTCTATTAACTCTGTGTTGGGCCAGGCCGCTATTGCGAATAATAAGTCTGCTGAAACTTTTAATGTGGGTTCAGCAGTTGAACCTGTTAAGTCAGATAAGAAACCAGATGCTTCAAATTCTATATGTTCAAAAGTATTAGTCTGCCATGTGAATTTTTCTTGTGTTGAACCTGGTCCTGCAGAAAGTTGTAGACTTGATGCTAAGTATACTTGTGCTGATTCACCTATTGATGTGAAGTCAAATTCAATTAAATCAATTATAGGCTCAGTTACTAATTTCTGAACCTCTGTTTCTGGATTCGCCATTATAAATCAAAGACCTCACGCATACTTGCTGTAATTGTTCTTCTATCGTTGTCAGTCATATCAACACTTACATCTTCGACATAGAACAACCCATCAGTTGTTAATAATTCATTAGCAGTGATATCAATCGGATCACCCGATGCTTGTACACTGTCATACACTGTTAATACTGTCGCCGCATCAGTTGGACTTAGATTTTCATGTACTACAACGATGCTTCGTATCTTGTTGTTGATTCCTAATGGTGTTCTTTGTACATATCCATCACCAAATTCTATAAGTCTTGTTCTGCCACTTTGAATATAAGAAGTGCTTATAGATAATTGAGTTGGTAATGGTAAATTTTGACTAGGCATATAATCCTCCGTGCTTCTGATTTTCAACAATAATATCTAATGCTGTTTGAGCCGCAACACCCTTAATCAATTGAGCCAATGCTTTTTGACTTCCTACTGGGTCTGCGCCATCAACAGTTAATTTGTTGACATTGACTGTTAAGGATGTCAGCCTGTTATCTGGACCTTTTTGTCCAAGATTTCTTTCAACCGCTTCGTTTACTTCTTCTTCCTTTTCATCCATCTTTTCACTTAATACTTTCACTTGATTATTAACATTCTTATTCGCACTTACTTCCAAATCATCATCAAAATCAAATCCAAGGAATCTCAGAATCCCCTTGCCGAAACTTTTAATTGTGTCAACTGCCTTTATAATTCCATCAACTACGCCACTAATAACCTTTATAACCTTTGTCACTATCGTTATCAATACTTTGAATATTGGGAATATTATATTTTTAATATAGAAACCCAGTACTTTGAATGCTGTTCTAACAGGCCATAATGCCTTCCATATTAATGGGAGTAATACTTTTGCTAATGGTCCCAAGACTTCTCCTATAGCCGCGAACGCTGATCCTATCTTTTTTATAATAGGGGGCATATGTTTAAGCATTCCTTCGACTAATTTATTAAGTAGTGGAAGTAATGGTTGAATAGCATTAGTCATTAATTTACCAAATCCTTGTTTTAATCTAGAAATAGTATCATTGAATTTCTCTGCACTATTGGCAGCAGACAATGGAACGATGTCTGTGTGTTTTGCTGTATCGTCTAATGTTGCTTGTAATTCTTCTGCTGTCTTGTTAATTGACGCAAATTGATTCTGAATCAAAGGACCAGCACGACCACCTACTACTTTAGCGAAGTCTTCAGTGGTTATTTTACCCTCATTGAGAGCGTTGGTCATTGCTACAAGTAATTCTGGACCAGACTTTAATTCGCCGTTTGAGTTTCTAATTGAGTCACCAAGTTTGTCTGTTACTTTCTTGTATGACTTCTGTCCTTCTGTGCCCGCTTGTAGTCTTTGTGTAGTCTGAAGCAATGCTCTATCATATGTCGCGGCTTCAATACCCGCTTCACTCATTGCTTGTTTTAATACTTGAAATCCTGCGAATGCTTCATTAGATGAAGCGGCACCCGCGGCTCTTGCTGACTTCGCCAATTCATCCATGTCGTTGATTTTGTTACCTACCATCTTGATGGCAGCAAATGCGGCTCCAGCAACAGCGGCAGCACCAATCATCTTCTTCATTTTGCTCAAAGATTTTGATGACTTCTTTATAGACTTGTCTGCTTTCGACATATTCTTGTCGAACTTCTGGGCTTTTCTATTAAGGGGGTCAAACTTCTTCGATAGTCTATCGATAGATCCAGAAGCCTTATCTTGAGCCTTTATCTGTATGTTTGCTGTGTATTGATTTGGCATTAGTCTTTGCTCCGTTCATTTTTAAGGTCAAAGTAAGTACTCCAACCTAGATATTCTGTATTTGACATATTCATAATGTCATTGAGCGTCATATTAAGATGCTCAGCCAATTGAAACTTAAAGTAAAGGTCTGGCTCTTCTACTTTTTTTTTATTTCTTCCACACTAGGTTCATAATCTAATATTTCAGATGAAACTCGTGTTATTACCAATGGATCAACATTATTCATAAGGTCATATAAATCTACTGCCTTGAACATCTTGGATCCATCTTCATTTAGACACCGCATTATTAATACATTAGCCATTGCTTCTGCTAATTTGTGTTCGGAATGCAAGGCGACTACAACTTCTGTTTGTTTTAATGTTGCTGAGGGTTTAAAATAAACTTTACTATCCCATTCAGCAACATCCATAGAAATTAAATCGTCACCTATAACACTCTTAAAATGCTTTTTCGCATTTACTAATACACTCATACTAACTCCTTAATGTTACGCTGTTGTCAACGCACCTGTGCCTTGAAAGTCGAAACTAACTGACACTACATCTGACATTCCAGATGATGCGTTCGATCCAGTGATAATAGCATCGCCTGTGTACGCTAGACCATCTACAGTATCGAGAACCAACGTCACTTCTGTGCCTATTGGCATTGCTGATTGTTGACCACCAGTACTATCTAACCAACATTCAACTGATCCAGACCATCCTGTTAATGAACCGACATAAGTTTTATTAGTTGACCCCATGGCAGAAGTTTCTAATACGTCTGCCTCTTGTGACACGGACCATGAAGTTACGAGTGCTATATTACTACTATCTGCCGACACTGTTCCGTTTTTACCTTTTATAACTGCCATAATAAATCTCCTTTAAGATTTTGTTAAATCACCTGACTGGTGAATATATTCAACGGTTACCATCATTTGAATAGCACCCATTGGGAATATCACACCACCATCGGTAATGACTTCCGTTACGATTGTATCAACAGCATACGCATTCCGCGTTCTATCTTCATACAATTTTTCTTCTAATACGTCTGTGAGTTTATTTCGAGCAGTATCTAAGTACTTCCCTTTAACAAATCCAATCAGTTCGTATTCAATTGTTCCCATTCTATTACCCATACTAGATTCAGACTTTATTTCTGAACCAGTCTGAACTAGCACGGCAGGAAACTGTGCCTCACTTAATTCGTCAACTTCGAATACATCTCTAGTTGTGTATCGAACTGACTTAATACTTTTAATCGCCTTAACTATATCTTTTGCGATATTCTCTCTATAACTTATTTTGATATCACTCATACGTACCTCTTAAATGTATTACCAAACTTTTTGAAAAGGACCTTCTCTTCGTTTTTATTTAATCCCATAAATGGTCTAATTTTACCAACATGTCCCGCTTTGGTCTCTTCTTTTTTATTACTGAACCCAACTCTGTACGTATTCTTATTAATCTTTTTAACTTTCATTGCGCCTAACATCTTACCTGTATTACTTAAATTAACTGTGGGATCACCCTTTAATTCAGCGTATTTTTTAGTATACTTCTTAAATGAACCATTAACTCCCGTACCTTTTGCTGTACGTGTCAATATAAGTGACTTCAACTCCTTAGCAAATACCTCAGTTCCTTCAGCCATTCCTTTGTTAAGTCTAGACTTCATTTTCTTCATCTGACTACGAAAGTGTTTTTTATTTAATCCAGACATTATCTTGTTAACCTACTAAAATGTTTTGGTCTTTCTTCTGACGCTGTAACTGTACCGTCATCATCGGCATCATATCTTACACCATCATATAATATTGCGTTAAATTCTTCTTCATATTTGTGACTGTAATGTTTCATCATCACTTGAAATTTATCTTCATCTCCTTCAGCGTTCCATTTTGTAAGTTGTGGTAGAGCATATTCTGACAGTACTAAGTACGAAGCACATTTAGTAAATTGAGTTTCGTCTAACAGTGTGTCGTCCATTTCATTTGACCATCCAGATTTAACCCACCAGTCTTTTCCAAGTCTACGAATGATGTCGGTTCGAGCCAGGCTGTGATAATCAGTAAATTCATCAATACCATAATTAAGAATCTCTGGTAAATATTCTAATAAATTTGCGTCTGTTGACATCGCCATATCTTATTCTCCTAGTGTGATATGAGGGGTTTAACCCCCTCATATATTATAGTATTATCTAATTATTACGACTGGTCAATGATTAGAACACCACGAGTTGCATCAATAGTTGCACACCCGAACGCGGCGCTCGCCACCACATCAAAACCAACTGCGGCTGCTCGGCGCTCCACCTCTACATTAACACCACCAGAGATAGCACCTCTCATAGCATCGCCAGAGAATATAGCCATCTTAGGATTAACTGCTGAACCTAAAGATGTGTTATTCAGGTAACTCGAAATAAAACAATTTATTCCGGCCACTTTCCCAAAAAACCCGTTTCTCATAGCCGCTGTTTGAAAATCACCACCAGCAAATGCCGCGTTACCAACTGCACCCATTAAATGTGCGTAAGCGTCTGTTGATACGATACCGAATAATTCGCCACCTTCACCAGCGCCACGAATAGTTGCTACTGCCGCGAAAATCTCATCAAGGTCTAAATTATCTGCCGTGATTTCTTGCTCTGTTAAGTTAACCATTGCACCTGTTACAGTTGTGTCTACTGATTTCGCTACTGCGTTACCTAAGATACGACCGATTTCTGCTGGTGTAATACCACCTAAATCTCTAACAACACTGCGTGCCGCGTGAAGTTCTAATGAGATGTGGTTTTGTGCATCTGTTACAGTTCTTGTTTCTAAATCCACACCTGTACCTGCTTCTGCTGAGATAACTTGAGGTGTGACTGCACCCATAACTGGAACTTGTGCTTTCATTGAACCTGCTGGTACTGATACCATAGGAACGATTCCGCCTGATAGATACAGACTGTTTTCTTGTGCCGCGTATACTGTTGCGGCTTTTGTATTGACCATCAATTCATCTAAATTGATACCCGATAGATATGCTTCTTGTGCCATGTTACTGACTCCTTATATTAAATTAAATTAATTTACCAGAAGACATCAATTCTTTATAGATTTTTCTGTCTGCTGGCTTATTCATATCTAAGTCAGCAATATTATTATTGCCTTTACTTAAATCTGAACCCTGTGAACCTGAACTTACGACTCCTCTAGCACCGCTTCTAACGAAGTGGGTATTAGCATCTAAAAATTCGTTCACCAAACTTTCCAAAGTCTTTGGCTCTGAGGTATCAGGATCATATACAACTTGCTTATCAGCAGTGTACACTACAGGTCTACCAGTTTCATCTAGTCCAACCTGATTCCTTAATAATTGTGAAACTTGTTCAGGATTGACAGCGTTACGATTTCCAGCGGCTGCTAGAAGTGTACCATCTACTTTCATAGTTGTCAATTCCGTTCTAAGTGTGTTTAATTCTTCTTCGTACTTGGCTTTTTGAGTTCCAAGGACTTGGTCAAATTCTTCACGTTTTTTCATCGCCTCTAACTCACGCTCATCTTCTGCTGATTTTAACGTCTTATATTCGTTCAAATCAATGTCTGAGAATCTTTTTTTATATTTCTCTAATCTTGCTTGAACAATTTTGTCTACATCCGCTTGTGAAAAATTGCGTTCTTCCTGGATTATTTCTTTTTCATTTAACTCAGTACCAGTAACTGTATCATTCTCTTTATCACTCGATGATTCGAGTCCCGCTGTTACGCCCTGTTCGGTCATGGCTATACTCCTTAATTGTTATATGTATTTATAAGTTTCATTAATTACTCAATATCGTCAGTTTTGACTTCAGTATCATCTATTTCTAAATCAATATCGTCTATAGAATCACCACTAACTATTGTTATTTTCGCTATTTGCTTATAAAGTTCTTTGTTGAATGTCTCACTTGGCACATTCAGAGATAACGCTTGAGCATACAATGCCAAGTCGGCATGTTGGTCTCTTAAATCAAATGACTTATGATACATAACGTTAAATTCTTTTGGTTCGGATAATCCTGAATACTTCCAGAATAGCCTCCATACATTTTGTTCTGCTTGTTCTAATTTTGAACTCTTATCTGCCAGTCTTGTATTCAACATTTCAAATTCTGTTGCTAATGCAATACCACTCTTAACAGATAATCCCTTGGCTGCCATAATAGCACCAAGATGAGTCATACGAAGCATTGCTTCAATATGAGCATTAATCATTGTCATAATAGAACTAATATTTGTTCCACTTGGCTCTATCAGATACGGCTTCAATGCTGGGTCAGTTTGGTCATTCATATTAATCACCGCCCCTGCTCCTGCCATTGCTGAAGTCTCTTCTGTTTTAACCAATGTTGGATGGTTTGATATACGTACACCTTGCTCTGCTTCTGATAGTAGATTAAAGACTGCTTGTTGAATCTTGGCTACATCAGCAATATCACTACGACCAATACCTTTAACTGGTCCACGATTTGCTTTCAACATAACGAATGGAATTTCACCAATATCGTTCTTCTGTGTGTCTATTAACTCTGTTGTTTCTTTCTCTGAGTTAACCTCGTACGTAAATATTTCTTCTTCGGTCCATACAATATAACGAGTTATATCAATTGTGACTTCTTCTTGTGTTTTTAGATAAGATAATTTTTCACTACCATTAGTTTCTTTTCGAAACTTCCAATCAATGACATTCTCCGGGGTAAACAGTTTTGCATATGGTCTAATGTCATTAGCAATCTCTTGTTCTACTGTTGAGACTCCTTCCTGCCATCCTTTCGTAACCATTATCCATACGTGCCCGTATATCATAGCGGCATCATTAGCGGACCGCATGAATTCGTTCAAATTCTGTTCTTCAAAATCTATGTTGTTTTGAAACCTCTGTACTATAATATTATCCTGTAAGTCACCAAATGTTCTTACAGGTGTGTTTCTGAATAAGAAACTTCTGTAAGTGTCAATGACTAACTTAACTAAATTATCAAGTGCAGTATATTCAAGTCGTTGACCATATTGGTCACCAGGTGCATCTTCTTCAAATAGGTATTTTCTTAATAATCCCAAATGAGATAGTCTATAATCTTCACCACCTTTGAAAGACGTATTATAATAATTCCATCTACTAATATACTTTTCATAATATGGATGCTTATCTTCTAATTCCATTCTATCACTCCTAATTTAAAATACGCCCCAAGAACGTGTGTAATCCGGTTCAACTTCTTTTGATACTGGGAACATATAGTCAACCCCATATCCTAACGCATCTGGAAAATGTGAGTAATCATTTTTACCACCTTTATCAGGAATAAGCGTATTCTCCTTGTAACTAAATCTTGTTAATGATTTAATCAATTCTCTGC